TTTAGTCATAATTTTATTGTATCAACCGATTACTTGTACGACACAAAAACAACTTAGCTAATCCGAGTTGACCTGATCCTTTAGGTTTCGTCTTCTGATTAATAATCCAGGTCTCTCCATCTCTAATCGGGTCTTCGCCTTCCTTTAACACTTCTCCAACAGGAGGACGGAATACAAGCAGCATCGTAAATGCACGTCGATACCACGCCTGACCACCTGCCCATTCTTGTGGCAAAGCTGGTTTCTGATAACGCTTGCCACTTGTCGTTGTTGTATCTGCGTGTAGCTTGGCAATGTGGTTAATCACAATGTCAATGCGATTATGCTTGCGGCTGTGCTGCCTGACTTTTTTCAACTCGTTTGTCAGCCATACGTCCTCACGCCCACCGCTGTCCTTTAAATTACGAGCGACATCGTTCCACGGATCTAGCACTGTTGTGTCATATTCCTTATTTTGACAGGTAGCATAGAACTGATCGGGAGTAAACTCCATGTCCTGCTCGTCAGGGTCGTAGAAATCAAAATGCTTACCAACCCATTCAACCGCTACTGCAAATTCCTCATCACTAATGCAGTCCTGTTCTTGACCTTGATAGTTGTTGCGTCGAGCTGGATGACCGCAGTGTATCTCAATAAGGTCGATGGCAAGTTCTTCACTACCGCCTTCTTCACCCATATAAACAAAATGCTTCCAATCGTAACGCTCGCTCCACTCTACAAGCAACCACTTTACAAAAAGCGATTTACCATGATGCGGAGCGCCAGCAATGAACAAGGGATACCCTTTGCGCGGAGTGTATAGGTTGTCCAACTCCGGCAGTCCGACATGACATGGTGTTTCTCTGACTTCGTTACGCAATTCATAGAGCCTTGGTTTTAATTCGTGTATACCTTTTACTACCATCAGACTCCGGTAAATTCATCGTTCATACTTACCTGCCTTCCAATATTAGGCTTAATCATCGCTAAGTTCCTATATTCCATAAATTTTTTTCCAAACAAAGTGGCAGGACGTAGGTGTGTCTTTAACATTGGTTGGTCTCTCCATGCTCTACTGCGATCCTGGACTACTTCAACAAACACATCAGGTGTTGTATAGCCTTGCTCGTACCAATATTGCACAAAGTCTCGGACATCGCTTGTTTTGTAATGAGTGCCTAAGCAATCATTCATACCATGAGTTATAGTATGTACAAACTGATCAAAATTGTCGTGTAAAGGTTCGCAGAAAAGAAGGGGCAGCAATTGCCGCCCCCCTTGGTCTACCAAAAACCGAACAAGTTGTTGTCCAAACTCGTCAGTCAAATCTAGATCACGAACCACTTGCTGCATATTCTGACCAAAGTGAATTTTCACCAAAGCCTTAATAATTTTGCACTCCTCAAATGGAAGGTCATTTAGTCTGTCTAAGTCGATCCTGATAATTTTACTCATTGTCTAAAAAGGTAAATCGTCGCCATCCATTGGCGCGGCATCATTATTATTATTTTTCGGTGCTGCTTCTTTGCTGCCACCTTCCGCATTCATCATATCCCAATCCTTGCCGTGACCTAAGATTTCGCCTTCAATGCCCTTGTCGCGTTCCTCTTTAGTCGTTTTGCGTACAATCATGTGAGTATTGTACTGCTTGTTGTTTAGTTCAACTAAGACAGCATCAAAATAGATTGCACCGTCTTTTCCTCTAACAAAGTACTTCTGCATTTTTCGCAGTTCATGCACTTTTAGATTCAATGAGACTTTTTTACTCATGATTTATGAAATTAAAGTTGTGGCGTTTATAGCATTGTACCACAACGAGGTTAAATGTTTGTGCTTTATGGTCATTGTAGGATAGTAAGTTATCCCACCGTTTTACTGCACTAATTGCAGTAGCATGATCTCTATGAAATATCTTGCCTATTTCTGTAAAAGTTTTTTTTTCCTTGTAGCGTAGAAGATGACATATTGCGTGACGTACAAAGGCAACATCTTGCATCCGACTGCGACCCTTTAAGTCGTCTAAATCAAAGGGAAACTTCTCGCAGCACTCGCTAAGAAAGTTGTCTAAATTCATCTCTCCTGAAGTTATGACAAGTCCAGGATAGACATAGGGACTTACTAATCGTCTATTTTGCATTTTGCAATACTCGTAAGCTGGAAGCGCCTTGTCTACACAATCCAATGTCTAACAGGAATCCGTGGTGGATCAAAATTTCCATTGCACGATGCAATTGTTGATTTGTAAGCGCAGGATAACGATTGCGTAATTTGCCATGTACCATTTCCTGAGTAAACAAAGCTTTGCCGTACTCCTTGCATTCATCTTCAACAGCGTAAAGCAAGTTCATTCCTTCATCCACATTTGCAGAGAAGCGAGATTGGTAGGGTGTCAAAACCCACCTCCATTTGGAGAGATATCTTTTTATCATTTTTTTGAAAAGTTCTTGGTAGAGCCTGCAATGTCAGAAATAACTACGCAGGTATTTCAACGATTTTTTTTTTTTTATTCACAATGCTTGTGTGTACAGTGTAATTACAGTAGGTTCTATATAGGTAGTACCCTATAATACCTAAATACACACATAAGTACAGCTATTATATCAGTAGGGAAAGTCAATTCTCATGTCATGTCGCATATCTGGATCCGGACAGCCGCTTTGCTTACCCGTGCCACGGCAATCACGGCAGTCATAGTATTCGGGATACTCATGACCATAAGGGCCAACCTCACCCGTGCCTTGACAATTCTCGCAGTCTTCATCCACTTCTTCCTCCTCTATAAAATCATCTTTTGTATGTGAATCTACAATTGCTTTCGGAACACTGTGGTGCTGCATTTTGTAACCTTTCGTTTCGGTTAGATAGTTTATGTATGTTCGCAAATGCTCTCGGTTTTCAAAGATTCGTGTTTGCTCCCATGTCTCAAGTCGATCTGTAATCCACGTAATTGTCACCTTGATTTTCATATTCATTTCCAGCTTCATTTATTATTATTTTTTGAGACTTCCTTTGTGCGCAGCACGCGCGCATTATTAATTAAGGTACACAAAAAAAACGCCCAAATAGGGCGCTTTCCATGTGATCTGTTTATTTCTTACTTGACAAGGTAGGCCATTAGTTCCATGTGTTCATACAGGTTGTGCGCTTCGTGGCCATAAGTCAAAATAAATGCAGCGTCAAATTCGTGTACTTCATCAACGTTAACTCGTAGTGCCTTATTTTCATTGCACTCCTTAAACAGCAAGGCTTGTTCAGTATGTTTCATATACTGTAAGTCTTCAAAAAAAGCATCTTTGGCCGCCTCTAAGGTTGCGAAGTGCATTCGATCTGCAAATCCTTTGCTATTGCCGCTTGCGACAACATAAATAATTTTGTTTTCCAGCTTCATGTTTTCAGCTTTTTTTAATGTAATTCAAGTGCGCTTCAAGTCTAACTAAAATAGTCTGATCTTTGTACTGCGCGTAATATTCCGCAAGTTCTTGTGGGCCAACTTCGTCAAGCCATTTCAGGTTTACTTCATCGTCAATCCATTCAAGGTTTACATCCTCGCTGTATTCATAGTCATTGTACACTTCGTCAACTTTACCAAAGTATTTCGCAGCTTCTCTACGCTCATTGCGAAACCATTCGAATGCCTCTCCTTTGTCTAAAAAAACTAACACCTGATTCTCGCCGGGCGTCATGTATGCTGTCTGCAACGTGTAAGTAATTTGATAGTCCATAATTTTTTTTTTTTTTTTTTTACTCGTTAAACAAAAGGGTAATGTGGTCAGGCTCATTGCGGTATACTTCCACAGAGTGCATTCCCCATTTATGCAGTGGTAAATTGCAAAACGCCTCCATAAGATCAGCTAGTAAATACGGGCCGTCAGCTAAACAACTAGATTCACACAAACCATGTGTATCGATAGTGTAGTAAAAACCACATCCTTTGCCTATGTCAGCGCGGCTGTATTCGCTGATGTTAGGTATCCATTCATTGAGGTGCTTCGTTACCTCATCGCTAATAGCAGAAAAATATGCAAACTGTCCCATAGTTGAAATATGTTTTAGGGGTTGAACTTGGGTGCAAGGTAGTCAAAAATAACAACCACACAAAAAAAAAGTGTAATATTTTGATATTTGCCATTCTAAAATTACGTGGATCAATTGCTTTTGCTGCAATTTTCGCTCATTGCCTGTTGCAAAAATTATTGCTCAAAAACTGAATTTATAATATTCATTATTTTTTGAGGACTTTCTTCATCATGTATGTGCTATGATGTGCTTTAATGGTTTTTATCAGAGTAATAATGAACGCGATAAATGCCTAATCGCAAAAGCGTTTTCAGCTCTCAAAAACACGGTAAAATTGAGCAAAAAAAAACGCCCATAACGGGCGCTTTTCGTATCGCAAAAAAAAAATATTCACAGGGCAATGAAAAACCCTGAGGCAAGCGCGGCGCGCTCTTTTTCAATTGTCGTTCGTTTGGCCCTTAATCCTACAATAAAGCCACCTTGTTTTGGCGCGCCGTTTTGACGGTCTAGAAAACGCGCGTCCGTTTTATCGCCGTCGAAAACTTTGAACGTTTCTAAGACGCGGCCGGAATTG